ATGATCTTGCACCTGTTGCTACATCTTCAACAAATCCAATATTTTTAAAAGCATCACCTAATTTAGTTGGATCCAAAATACCAGTACCAGATTTAATTGCCTCTATTGCACCCTCTTTTCCAAATAAAGCCTGATTACCACCAGCGGCTAATGTCATGATTTCACCAAGACCGCCCTCACCTTTCGCTAGTTTGAGAGCTGCGTTACCTTTTTGATATACAGCGGCAAACGGTTGCCAAGGACCAGGTATTACAGCTGCTACAGGTGCAATTTTTTTAACTACCTTTTTTACGCTTTTAGCTATTTTTTTTAAGAAACCAAACTCTGCTTGTCCCGTAATAGGGTTTATGGACATGCCTTGACCAACAACATATTCATTAGGATCTAGACCTACAGCGGCCATCTCCTTTCTAATTATTGATCTTGTCTTGTCAGATATGACTGGTGGGACCACCATTTCGCCTGGTGCAACATGAGCCATAAAGCGGTCTTCGTTACGCCCCAGGGCCGCTAAACCTGTTCCTGAGTTATCTACTATAGCCATTTTTAAATTCTACCCTATTCTTCCATACATTTTAACCAAAATACAAGTAAGTACCTATTTCCTGATTTTACTGATAAGCCCCTATGCATATGAGTAAAGCTCGGAAATATTAGAGCGTGGCCTGTAGGTAATGGTTCTACAACTCCACGATTTAAAAACTCAGTTCCTCCCCCTTCATAATCACCCGTATTTAGGGGGACAACCATACTAATGTCGGCACTTGCATCATGATGCCAAGCACCCTGTTTTTTATCCTTTAAATTATAATTAGCTATTTGAATTCCGCCACCATTTACGTGCCTATTCCAAATACTTAAAAATATCGGATTACCTATAGTATATATTGTTTGGAACAAAGAGTTATATATTTTTGGACAATTATCTTGGAAGGTTATTTCAGGTATTTGTCTTAATACATCCTCATCTGGATTAGGAACAAACCCATAATAATCTTCTAAATTACGCATTTCATCTAAAAGTATGGAACAAAACTTTTCAGAAAAGAATGGAACCGTATATACGTCTTTTAACGGTTCTTTTATAACTTTATGTAATTCGTTCTGGGACGGATCGTAATTACCTTTGTTTTCGTAAAAATCTATTATATTTGGTAAAGAGTTCTTAACCGCATCAAATGTACCTTTATCTATATACCAATCAGCAGGATGTTCTAAAAGTATGTTTTTAGTCTGGTATTCTTCTAATTGTGCTGTTTCAAACATTAATTGTTATATCACCATTTGTTTTTACATCAACTTTACCAACAGAGGCAGTCATTTCAAAACCAAGGTCATTTGTTCTTTCACCTATATCTACCCATTTATTTCCAGTATAGACCTGTAAAACACCTAAAGTAGTGTTCCATATAATAGATCCGGCTAAAAAATTAAGATTTGTTTTGTCTGCGTCATTAACTTGTCTGGTTTGATCTGGATCTACAGCACCTAAGTTAATTTCTAATATTCTTACTAACCTATTAAAGGTTTCTGGACTAACATCTCCTGTAGCAATAGGTAGCTGAGTTTGTAATATTTTGGTCATCTTTTGCCATCAGGCCTTGTATCTATTCTAGTAGCTCCCAATCTCCATCCAATATCCAAGTTACCATCTGCACTTGCATCATCATCAGACTCAAATCTTAAAACCATTTGTCTTGCCCTACCTCTTACATAAGCTTGTGTAGTTGTTTCAGTTATTGCATTTGTAGAATTTGTAGTTAAAGAATCTCCGGGAAAGTTTCTTGTTTTAACTACTATATTTATATTACCTGAGTTGTTATTTTGTAAAAACTTAAAATCTGGAATGATCCTTCTTATAAAGGTAAATTGTTCACCATCACCCAAGTCAAAATCAGAACTTTCAATAAATACGTTTGTCATAGGAGATCCATCATCATTAAATCCTTTTTCTTGTTGAAATAAATAACCTCCATTAACAGCTCTAGGATAATTTTCTATACCCGCATCTAACCAAGCTGTTCTTGTTAAAGATCCATAAATCCATAAGTTTTCTATATAGTTATAAATAACGTATCTATCTATTTCTGTAGAATCTGCTGAACAATAAAACCAACCGACTTCATTTTTATCCGCAATAGTAAATGCGTTAAATTTAAAAGACTGTCCTAAATTAATGTCACCAAAAACATAATTATGAACGGAACAAGGAATTGTTTGAACACTACCGTTGTAAACATAAAAATTATTGTAACTCATCCAATAAATGCCTTGAGGAGCTGTAACGGCTGCTTTGGGTCCAACTAACCCTATACCTTCATTTATTAAATTAACTGCAAAGGTAAACGGAGGACCGGTAAACTGCATACTGTAAAGAGCAGTATCAGTCCAAATCATTATTTCCTGTCTTGATTTTACAGCACCTATTATTGAAGATCCTGAAGACAACCTAAGAGAACCTGCTGTATTTGTATTAGTAGGTTCAAATTCTAATTCATTTTCTTGATCGCTAAATGCTATTAACATAGGATCAACCGTACCTGTTCTTGAAGTACCTGATACAGGGTCTGCACCCAAAATTATCAAGTGCCTGTCCTTTTCTGAAGTAATAACTTGCAAACCTACAGTTGGAACTTGATTGGCACCAGTAATACCAGAAAGTTCAACCGCTCTTGTACCTACTCCATTATTTTCTACCCATTTATAAATACCACCAGCTCTTGCATTTATAATTAAATCTTCACCAAAGTTATCGTGTGTCCACAATCTCAATTGATTTGTTAAACTTAAAGCTCCTGCGCTTCCAAAAGATCCTGCGCCCCAACCATTTATACCCCAACCTGTACCGGCAACATAAACATCTAGTCCCACATTTATTTGATAAGCTCCAACAACAGAAGATCCTCCGTTGCCGCTATCAGAAGCATTTGCAGTAACCGTTGTCCCTGAAGTGTCTTTTGCTTCTATTGTATAACTATTGTCATTTACTATAGTTGCTATTTGATATTCTTGGTTTAAAACAGCTGCTGTTATATTACCTCCTAAACTAGACGCTCCAGAAAAAGTAACAAAATCATTTTTAACTGCTCCATGAGCTGTATCTGCAACGGTAATTGTTGCATCTCCATTAGTTGCGGAAAATGTTACATCACCAGCAGAAGTAGTGCTTCTTATGGGGGTTACATCATTAAATAAACCTCCGGATTCAATATAGTATTTAAGATGAGTACCTATCCCAAGATATTTTGTCCCACCTAAAGACACCCAAGGATGTAAGGCTCTTGCCGTACCCAAATAAGTTGCACTTGTAAGTTTGCTCCACCCTCCAAATTTTTCTGGCCTGCCTTTTCTGAACCGTACTAAATTACAATCAAACCAACCACCTTCATTATCATAATCAGTACCCTCTCTATATATACCAGGTCTAAATATTGTTTTTTGTAATGCCATTTAAACCTTGCTCCATTCCTTACCTTCAAACAAATTAGCTTCAGCTTCTCTACGTTTAACCAATCCACCTAAAATAACACCACCAGCCTTGTTCCAGCGTTTTATTTGTTCTGGTACGCCACCATAATCTCCCTCGTTAAGAATGCGTAACAAAGTAGATTCTTTTAGATTAGTTGGTCCTAAGTTGTATACCCAACAAACTAACGCATCAAACTGACATTGATCTAACGGCACCTTAACCATATCATTAATATAACCCTCGTACTCGGGCATTTCTTCTTTCAATAAATGTTCGGCTTCGTCTTGGTTAATTTGATCGCCATCTTTTACATCTTTTGTATGTCCGTAGCCAATTGTCCAAACTCCTACGGAGTCTTGATAAGACTCTAGCTTACATCCTTCGTAGTTTTTAATTAAAGATATACCTTCTTCAGATATGTTCATATTAATCGTCCTTAGGTGTGTTGGATGCTCCAAAATAAAAACTAATAATAGCTGACGCTAAACCGCCTAAATATCCTAATACTAGATTTATTAAAGCTTCTGAGTTTTGCTCTGGAGGTTGAATAGTTACTAAGAATATGTATCCCATAAAACCACCAACAACAGCTATACCTATGATTCTAGCTGTCCAATCTTTAGAAAAAGTTTGCCTAGCGTTTTGTGTATCTTGTACTTCCAGTTTAAATACATCCACTTCTAGTTCTTTCATTTTTAATTCAAACTCAGCTTCAGCTTTTTTAAGCTCAAGCATTTGTTCGGGTGTAGCATTATCTATAGCTTTCTGTATCTCTTTGGGTTCGTTCTTACAACCCAATACATCTGCAATCATGTTTGCAGCCATACCACCCATTGGTCCACCTAATGCTGTACCAAGTGTTGGTGCTACTGATCCAACTAAGTTTTTAAGTAGTGCTTTCATATATCCTCCAAAGTAAATATTTTTAAAGGCTTACTAATACCTTTAACTTCTATTGGTTTTAATGATTTTAGCTCAAAACCACAATTTTTTGCAGTTTCCTCTGCAATTATTAAATCTTTGCCTACAGTCTTACAACTAGATTCGCATCTAGCAGCTATATTTACGGCAGATCCGATAGCCGTATAATCAAATCTAGTAGATGACCCACAGTTTCCAATCACAGCTTCACCAGTATTAACACCTACGCCAATTTCAACTCCAACATCAGAAGATCTAAAGTTATCTTGTATTTCTTTAGCACACATAACAGCAGCTTGCTCATGATTATCTAAATCTAAAGGTGCGTTAAATATAGCCATCATTGCATCACCTATATATTTATCTACCATACCGCCATACTTTTTAACCGCATCTGATTGAATTGTAAGAGCTTTGTTCATAATTTGAGTCACTTGTTCAGGTTCCATACTTTCACTCATGGCAGTAAACCCGCGAACATCAGTAAATAAAAAGGTACATCTTTTCTTTTCACCACCTAACTTTAATAATCCAGGATCTTTTTGTAATGCTTTTACTTGCCTTGGATCCAAATAATGCTCAAATTGTTTTTTAATCTGCTGTCGTAATTTGTATTGCTCTCTAAATCTAAGGTAAAAAGCAACACTTGCAGTAATAAATTGAGATATTAAAGCCCAAGTAACATCAATCAGTACTCCATTTTGGATTGTATAAACGCCATAGAAGGCCGTAGAGATAAAAACTACAAAAAAGAATGATATGCCAGCGGTTATACCAAAAACATTTAAAACAAGCCAAACAAGCACTACAGAAAAAGAAAATATTAATATTTCTAAAGCAAGTGCATAATCAGGTATGTAAGGGCTGTCTTGTATCAATATAGATTCAGCAAGTGCAGCTTGTATTTTGTGCGGCTCTAACAAGCCTGCGGGTGTAGCAATTTGAGGCATAATGCCTTTAGCTGTAAATCCTACAAAAACAAATTTATTTTCTACATCCATTTCTGAAAGATTAGTTTGTGGTGTGTTAACCCAACTCACCCATTTACGACCTAATGAATCTACCGGTACTGATGGTAAACCTTTTACTCTTACTTCTTCCAGACCATTATCATTTGTTTTTATAATGTAAGTATCAGCTCCAGCTAAAACTTTTAAAACTTCTGTACCATATGTGGATACCCAACCGTCAGGTGTGCGCATCAGAAGAGGTAGTCTACGAACCAAATTATCTACATCTGTCCTGGCTACTGCTAAACCCTGACTGGCGTTGGCTTTTAAAATATCTATATTTTGTATTACCCCTTCAGACATAATGCCTCCGCTTTCTGGTCCAAGAATAACTGTTCCAGAAGTAGGCGGATAATCACCTTCTCCCTCAAACATAGCTAATACACTAGGAGAAAAACCTAAAGCCTCTGTAAAATCAAAGTCCCCACCAAACCTATCTGGTTGCGGAAAAGCTACAACCCAACCTACTCCTATAGCTCCACTCCTTAACAAGTTTATTTGTATTTGTGCTAATGTTTGTCTAGACAAAGGATAGCCACCCTCATTAGTAATATCATTCTCATTTATATTAAGAATTACAAAATTACCTGAAGGTTGTTTATCTGTTATTAACGAATCAAAAGTTTTTAACTTTAATATTTCATAAGCCGCAGGTTGAAAGTAGTAAATTGCACCAAGCAATATAAATAAACTTAAAAATATTATTGTTTTTTTCATCCTGATCCTTGTTTAATTTTTATTGTAGTTGAAGATCCACCATTAATCTTAACTGTATTAGCAACACCATCTTGTATAAGTATAATTGTATAACTGTTAGAGCCATCAAGATTTAACCTTGCACTTTGATTTACTGTTCTATTTAAGTTTATAGTTTGCCCTGTAACTATAGTTGTAATCTGAGTATCTTTGTCTTGTCCTATTTCTGTACCAACAATACGTATACCGGCACCCCCTTGTTTCAAAGCATCTTCTTCTTTTGTTATGGCTAGTGCATCTAAAACATTAAGTAAATCTTCAAGAAAATTAATATCTAAATAATTAACATCTAGTTCTGTAAACTCTAATTCTTCCTCTGCATCCAAAAAGTCCTCATTAAGATAATCTATATCAAGATCATTAAAATCTAAATAATCAACAGATGTTTGCGTTTGCGTTTGTTCTAAAGATTCTTGCGTTTGCTCTGGAGGATTTACAATAAGCATGTTGTCTATTAGATCTAATGTAATATCTAGCTCTACAGGAGCTGTAGGATTGTTTTCAAAAACAGATACCGTAGTTGCTTGATAAGGTTTGTTGAGTGTCACACTACCCATACCAGTTGACACTATTATTTCTCCACTAGATATACCGTTTTTATCTGGTAATAGTATGACAAGAGATCTACCTAATTCATCTACCGTACAAGTAAAGTCTGTACCTCTAATAGCTATATCTGCGGTAGGTGTGCGTATAGATATATTGCTTTTGTTGTTGAATTTACCTGTAATAAATCTTGCAGTACCACTAGCAAATTTAAGTGCCATTTTTGATTTAGATGGATCAGGATCATAGATGTATTCATCTATAACCAACTTAGAGTGTTCAGTTAATTTTACCGTAGAAGAATCTTCAAAGGTTATGGCAACTCTGCCCGCTTCTGTACGGACATCATCCATTTGTTGTATGTTGAACTGTAGTTCAGCTCCGTAGGGTTTGTCTCTTAGAACTTGTGCGTTGCCTCTGAGTTCAGATATAGAACCTATATCAACAGACGAATGAAGTTGTTGAGTCTGACTGAGTAACACAAACTGTGCCATTAGAGCCAGAAGATGTAATCTTGAGCCAGTCATTATCTAATGCAGATTCCTGATCTATATTAAAAGTTCTATCACTACCTGTATGATCTAAGTAAAAATAACCACCAGCATAACCATCACCATCATAAGTTACAGTATTATCATCACCATCAATATCCATATAGTTAGTAGCGCCGTCTACATCTATAGCTGCTGTAATGCTATTACCACCACCCTGTATAATCCAATCCAAGTCTAAATTAGCAGCTAGTGCAGTCATAGCATGATTAAGTGTCATAGTGTTTGTATTACCTGTAACCTGAACATTTACGTTAGAACCATCTGCTCCTGTCGCATTAGTTTCATCTGTAGACATATTGAAGGTATTAGTGTCACCTATAAAAGAGAAATAACCTGTATAGGTATCGGCCCATATATCACCAAGAAATTTATTTGTACTACCTTTTTGCAATATATCTAAAGTCATAGTTGCACCATCTAGGTCTAATGGTGTCATATTAGAAGAACCTGCCGCAGCGTCTGATCCCCCAATAATGTTGCCACTACCTCCAACTTGCTCTATGTCTAAGTTAGACGTAGCACCTGATTGATCTATATATATCTCGTTATCTGCTGTCACCACATTCAAAGATATAAATAAAAACAATAAGCTAACTACCGTTCTTCTTCTTCCAATAGCCTTGTTCATATCCTTCCTCTATTGTTTGCAAAACAGCCGTCTCGATAGCCATCTGTAAAGCAATATTTATAGACTCATTCTCTACCATACCGCTTTCAATTTCAACTAATTCGGTATTATTTGAATAAAATTTGAACACATCAGAAGAGACGGCAGCGCTCAATATTGACTTAGTTACTAACACTTCTAACAATATTTTTCCTGTACTAACAGATACGGTACGCAAAGAAATTGTTACAGAGTCTTGTCTGTATTCTTTAGAGGCTCCAATACCTAAATATCTAGCACCCGCACCTCCAGACTTAACATTACTTTCATACCCTATCACACCTCCTTCCATAATAAGACCAGCAAAAAGCAAAGGTTTAACTTTTTGTTTTTCATCAAAAGATTCTCTAGTTGTACGTATTAATTGTCTTTCTTTTGTTAAATTATCTAAACCTTTACGTTCTACCACTTCAAATACATTTGAGTGTTTTAACGCTCTTATTAGATAGGCATCTGGGGATTGTGTTATTGCGGTACTAAAACTAGCGTACTGACTATTGCTTCTTCTTTGTCCTGTTTGATCTGTAAAAGAAGTAGGGTATACAGCTACTACAGGTTTTTTTTCTGGCTCTATAGATTTTGATAAATCTGTTAATAAATAACCAATCTGAGCTGGCTCAATATTTCTAACTGGCGGTATGCCGTTATCTAAAGGCGGTATAATTAAAGAACAACTAGAAAGTAAAAGAACCGAGAGGTACAGTAATTTCTGTTGTGTTGCCTTCTTCATCTGTAATTATTAAAGTTACCTTATCGTCCTCTACTCTATATTCTATGGTATTACCTTCTAATTCTAATACTCCAAAATCAGATGCAGTTTCACCAAATAGACTATCAACCAACTGTCTGCTTAGTTGTGCATATATTCTACTCTCTAGGTTACGTATAAACCTA